AAGAGGGATAAATATTTGTAACCACATTGATGGAAAAAGTACAAGATGAATTGTTTATATTATTTGGGCAGAACTCTATTCAAACAGATGATGCTCAATTTCAAAAAGACTTTGCTTTCATAATGGAGAGTGTTAAGTCATGTCTATACAGAGACTTTAGTATGAAACATAATTTACATAGTATTGTTGACCGTGTTGCTCAGAGCGTTTCTGCTGATGGCAAGATACTAAAAGAGGGTGAAGAAAAGAAATTAAGTTATGTACAAATGGATTATTCTGATATTTTATTTAGAAGTAAGATAAAGAAAAAAGATTTACCACCAGAGACTCTTAAAAAGTTAGAAGAGTTAATTAAGAAACATCAAAAAAAAGATGATGGTGATAACAAAATTACCTAAGGCACTTGGTAATACTTTGTGTAGTAAACGTGCCACTACACAATTTACTAATTGAGGCACAATATATAAGGAGTAATAATGTTTAAATCATTATTCGGTGACTCTGTGAGAGTTATATCAAAATCAAAAAGAGTATCAAAAAGAGGCAGAAAAACTATGTCTAAAAGACAAAAAGTTTTAAACCTTTTATCAAAAGGACAATCAGTTTCTTGGAAAGCATTAAGAAGCAGATTCGACTTAACATCGCCTAGAGCGTTAGTTGATACTTTAAGAGCAGAAGGTAACATGATCTATGTTAACAAATCTGCTAAAGGTACATCATACAGAATGGGTGTTCCTACAAAAGCGATAATCGCTGCTGGTATCAAAAAGTTATACGGTACTCCGTATGCTTACAAAAATGCGTAATTTAGATTACACATTTCAGGTGTGGGGAGAAATCCCCACATCTAATTCTTATATAAATAAGAATAAGGAGAATTAAATTATGCCTACAACAACGACAAGTGCATTGAACAACATGGCGATGACAGGTTCATCAGCACCTTTATTTTTTGAAATTTTCAGAGAACTAGATAAAGCAGAAACAGAAAATGCTAAACTAGACATTTTAAGAAAAAATGACAGCACACCAATGAGACAAATACTTAAAGGTGCGTTTGATCCTAAAATCGTATGGGAGTTACCTGAGGGTACACCACCTTACAAAGAAAATGAAGCACCTGCTGGTACTGAACACACTACCTTACATAGTGAAGCAAGAAGACTACACTATTTCATAAAAGGTGCTAATGTTCTCAATAAAGCAAAACGAGAAATTTTGTTTATTCAAATGCTAGAGGGTTTACAGGCCGAAGAAGCAAAACTATTATTGAATGTTAAGAATAAGAATTTATCTAATGTTTATAGTGGTTTAACGGCAGACCTAGTTAAAAAAGCGTTTGGTTGGACTGACGATTTCGTACAAAATAAATAATTGTATCTGATTCGATACAAATACAACTTTAGGGTGTAGAACAAAAGCAGAACATCTGTTTGACAAAATGTCGCACCCTAATTTCCCTATATAATTCAATATAAAAAACGGACTAATAATCCATTATTTGCTTGTTTACTATACCTATTTCTGTTATATTATGAGTATGAAAACAATAAAAACTTACATTATGAAAGGAAAATATGAGTAAATATAAAGACTACATTTATGATAATGCTGAAAAAGAAGTTGATTCTATTTCAGATGATTATGCTAAATCTAAAATTGATTTAGATAGTGCTGTTGACAAAATTAAAAAAGTTGACAATTATGAAATGATCGTTGATGAGTATAATATAGAAGACGCATTATATTATGCTAAACATGATTATGAACAAAAAACTTTGAGTAAATATTACTAATGAAAAAACTTGTTGTAATATTTTTTATATTTTATTTTTGGGTATATGCTCTTGCAAATGCTTTTACAAAAGCAAATGCTGATGAATATACAAATGCAGTAGTTGGTCATGTTATAGTTGAGACAATCAATGGTAACATGGATCATAGTGCATTATTAGAGAGTGAGTTAAATAGACTTGCTCATAATTTTGCGATTGAGTCTATGGTTGTATTGCAGAAATATCTTCCGTCAATATTAGAAGGTATTGCTGCTGAGATGAGACTTGAAGCAGACAAGAAATACAAGTGCAAATTACTAGAAGGATCACCTAATGGATGTAATTAGTGCTATAAATTATTATTTGAATATACTTTATTCTTATGTGCCAAAAGATTTAGTTATAATTATTTTGGCTGGTTTGACTATGTTATTAATACAAACTATTAATGATAAAAGGAATAAAAAGAGGGATGAAGAAAAAAAGTAAAACAATGTCAAGTGCTGCTAAACTTAAAAGAACTATTACAAGACAATGCTCAGTAAAAAGGAAATATAGTACTACTTACAAAGACATTAAAAAATATTTCAAAGAGTTTAACAGAGTCGTATTTAAAAATAAACTATCTGCCTTTGGCGATGTATTAATCAAAGACCTAACTAGAGAGAAGTGTATGGGTCAAGTGGTTACTATGGAGTGGAAAAGAAAAGGTACAAGGTTCTATAAATTAGAAATGGAACCATCATATAAAAGTAAAAGAGATTTTTTAGATACGTTGATCCATGAAATGGTACATTTATATCAAATGCAAAACTTAGGAGATAGTGGTACCCACAATGACCTATTCTGGTCGTTTGAACCTAAAGTACAAAAGATTGGTTTAAGATTATAAAACTTTTTTATATTATGTTTAATAGTGAGAAGAATTATATAGATGAGTGGTTAAAGAAACAAATTAAAAATGGTGTTTCTATAATCAATGATGTGTTAGAAGGCAAAAAAGATAAAGTTGTTTATTACACAGGTCATTTACACAAAGATATCCTAGACAATTTTCCAGGCAAGACTAGTAAGAAAATATTTAAAAGTTATAGAGTGCTTTTAGATAACAAGACTCTTGCATTTACACAAAAGAGATTTAGCGAACATGGTTATGAATATATGGTGAGGAGGGTGCATGAAGTTAAATAAAAAACACAAAGAACTAATTAAAGGTTTAATCAAAGGCAAAGGTTATTTTAAAACACCTAGAGTACGTAAAGACGTAAACGATAAAATGCTTGATGTTTTATTACCTTTGTACATGAAAGGTGTATTAATATTTCAAAGAGAATACAATGTGCCTTTTATAGGTCCAGCAAATGAACATAAGGTGACTCATAAACATTATGTGATCACTACACAAAGAGATACAAAGAATCTACGAAAAATGCTAAAACATGGAGAAGTGAATGATTAAAAAAATCAAAGAAGATAAACCTAAGAAACTTATACCAATGTGGAAGAAAATAGTATATTCAATACTAGTATTAGTATTAGTTTTTATAAGTGGTTCGTTTTATCCTAATCCTTACACATTACATAAAACGAAAAAATCAGTAGAGGCATATTACACAGAATGGGCAAATAAATTAGGTCTACAAGAACCTAGTATGGAATATGAAAATGATGTGCAGTTTGTCAAGGCATTAAGTAAGTGTATTGATTATATAAACTTTACAACACCTAGAATGGAGAGAGTGCCTTATGAAATGATTATGGGTCAGGCAGCATTAGAGTCTGCTTGGGGTACAAGTAGATTTGCAATAGAGGGTAATAACTTATTTGGTATTAGAACATGGGGCGATCATCCTGGTATGTTGCCTAAAGGTTTTCCTAAATCTAACCCATGGCAAGTTAGAGTCTTTCCTAGTAAATGTGCAAGTGTTAAAGAGTATGTAAGAATATTAAATAATCATCCTGCATATGAAGAGTTTAGAAAGTTAAGAACTAAACAATTGGTTATGAATAATAACATGGACGCAATTGCTTTGATTAAAACATTAACAAAATTTTCAACTACACCTGATTATGCCGAAAGGGTAATTAGAATAATTGAAAGAGTTAGAAAACTAGAGAATACGGTTGCAACAGATAAGGCAGTAAATGAACCTAAGAAAAAAGTGCCACCTAAAGAAAAGGTTTCTAACATTGTTTTACCAAAAGATAAACCAGAGGAGATTAAATGACATTAGGATTTGGATTAGGAATGATGTTGTTTTCGTCTAGTATCTGTATTGTGGGTGCTTTCGCTTTATTATATCTCTACGATAAACACAAAAAAGAAGAAGAGCGAAAACAAAAAGAAAAAGAAGAGAGACCACATACTTACTATGGCGATGACACCGTTTGAAAAAGAAAAACGAAGGAGATTTTTAGTGACATTATCTAAAATGAAATTAAAGAAGAAATACAAGGTAGATAGAGCAGACTACCAAGATGTTGCAGATTGTATTAGAAGCGATCAAGTACCTGCTGCTCATATCGCAGAATATTTTAACGATAAAGTATTCTATAAATGGTATAAAAAGAAATATCTATAACATAAATATTATAATGTTTTTAACACTACTAACATTTATATCAGCAATCGCTATCTCATTAATAGCAGCTGGGTATTCTATACTAGGTTTAGCAACACTATTTGCTGGTGCTGCTGTACCTATTATTGCAATGGGTTCGGCATTAGAAGTAGGTAAGTTAGTTGCTGCCTCATGGTTGTATCATAACTGGCGCTCAGACATACCTAAATCATTAAAGGCATATCTATTTACAGCAATCATAGTTTTAATTTTTATAACGTCTGTGGGTATCTTTGGGTTTCTATCAAAGGCACATTTAGATCAGGTCAAACCTACAGCAGGCAACCAAGAACAAATATTACTAATAGATAAAAAGATTAAACAAGAAGAGTTAATTATAGAACGAGCAGAGAGAACGCTTAATCAATTAGATAAAGCACTTGATGTTTATATTGACAAAGAATATGTTAGTAGGGGATTAAAAGAGCGAAAGAAACAAAAAGAAGAACGAGACCTGTTGAATAAATCAATAAACGAAGCAATGGAAAAAATAGCGGAGTTGAACAATGCCAAATCGTCAATAACCATAGAACAATTAAAATTAGAAGCGGATGTGGGTCCATTAAAGTATGTCGCTGAGTTGATTTATGGTGATAATGCAAAAGATCATTTTGACTCTGCCGTTAGAATAATCATACTAATACTTATATTTGTTTTTGACCCACTTGCAGTATTATTATTGATTGCTGCTAATATCTCATTAAGACAATGGAAGATGAAAAGAAATCTAACTAAACAAAATGATGAAAAAAAACAAGCAGATAGATTAAAAAGATTAGAAAAGAAAACTAAAAATCTTAAAAAAAAAGATAGAGACTTTAGAAAATTATTGTCAACAGATATTAACGAATTAAATCCTGATGAGATAAAATTAAAACTTAATCAAATATATGATTGGAATGATAAGAAGTGATGACAAATGATTATACAACCTGCCAAAGATAAACTATTACCACATTTAGTTGTAGATGATTTTTATGACAAATACTTATTAGAAGGTGTTTGGAAAGAATTAGATTTTTATTCTCATACACAAATGCAATCTGTACATGAAAATACTACAGCGATAATTGATGGTAAATTTGTAGGCGATAAGATGTCAATACCTATGATTGATGTTTATACACAATCGGGTGCTACAAGGTCACTAATATTTAAAGCAACAGAATTATTTAAACATAAAGATATACACGATGGTTTAAAAGAAGCATTTAGTGAATCACCTTATGACCTGTATAGATATTTTAGTATTACAAATTATAGCGACACATTAATATCCTATTATGAAGATAAACATTATTACAAACCACATATTGATTCGTCTCATTTTACGATTTTAATATGGTTGTATAAAACACCTAAGAACTTTTTTGGTGGTAATTTAAATCTACACACTAAACAAAATGAGAGAGAACCATATTCATCTATTGAGATAAAAAATAATAGAATGGTTATTATACCTAGTTTTTATTCACATGGCGTTGATGAACTTAAAGTCATAGATGATTCTCGTAAAGACAAATGGGGTAGATATGCCATTACACATTTTCTAGGATATGACGAAAAAAGACGACAAAATCAATGAAAAAAACGCTTGACAAGATAAAGGATTTGTTATACAATAATAGATATATGAGAACAACAGAAGATATAAAGGTTCATATTCCGATTGAGGTTAGACGCTTAGACGCATTAGCAAGTGCTTGTAAGAAAGCACAAAGCGATGACTTCAAGGCATTGTGGTATCATAAAATGATGGACCTTGCAAAAAAATATAAACTTGTAAAATACGTAACCGACAAATTGATACACTAATGAGCGAACAACCACAATTATTTGAGACCGAAGATCAATATGGTAATGATATTATACAAGGTCCTAAATTAGTAAAGAAAAAATTAACAACAACAGAAGCGATGATTGATCCTAAAAATCCACACACCGTAGGCAAAAGTTTATGGAATCTAGGCAATCATACACTTGCAATATGTTTTATTATGTGTATTGCATTTGTTGTATATGCGAGTTATAAATGAATATATTTTATTTAGATAGAGACCCAGTAAAAGCAGCAGAGATGTCGTGTGATAAGCACGTAATTAAAATGATATTAGAATCTGCTCAAATGCTTTGTACTGCTAAAAGAGTTTTAGATGGTACGCCATATGAAGATAAAACTAAAAATGGTCGTAAAATAAAAAGATGGCGATTAGATAATTCTAATGAAGAGGCAATCATATACAAAGCAGGTTGGTTAAGACACCCTAGTACACAATGGGTTATGAAGTCTGCTTATAATTACAGATGGTTATATAACCATATGATGGCACTAAATGAAGAGTACAAAAAAAGATACAACAAAGATGTTGACCACGTATCAATATCAAAACTAAAAGACTTATTAAAAGAACCACCTAAGAATGCTAATCTAAATGCAATAGGTACAGATGCCACACCAGCAATGCCTGATGAATGTATCGTACCAGGTGATAGTGTTGCTAGTTATCGTAAATATTACATAATGAAAAAGAATAGATTTGCTACATGGAAATCACCTGCTGTAATACCTCAATGGTATTCAGAGGGATTAGAGAAATTTAAAGAGGAAGAAAACATATAAATAAAGTTATGCACGAAACAATATCAAAATTTGTAAATGCAAATATTCATTGGCTGAATTTCGTACAGGCATCTCATTGGCAAACTAAAAGTTATGCTGAACATGAGGCACTAGGCGAACACTATACAAAATTTAATGAATTAAATGATAGGTTTGTAGAAACCTATCAAGGTGATAATGCCAGAATATCTTTTAACAGCGAATATGTTCCCAACGTGGCGAACTATGTTGATCCTGAAACTGATGAATTTGCAAATCGGATCAACAAAACAAAAGATCGTATTGTAGAATTATCCAGAGAACTAGACTCAATTGATCTTTTAAGCATACTAGAGGATATGCTAGAGGCTGTTAATCAATTAAAGTATCACTTGACTTTAAAATAAATGCCATCATATACATTTGAGAATAAAAAAACTGGTAAAGTTTGGACTGATATTATGACCATTGATGAAATGGAAAAGTATCTAAAGAAAAATAAAAATGTTAGACAAATTATTACAAGTATTAATATTGTTGCAGGTGTTAGCGGTATGTCATATAGAAGTGACAAAGGGTGGAACGAAACATTAAGTAAGATTGCAGAAAAACACCCACAAAGTAAACTAGCACAGGACATGGGAACTAAAAGTACAAAACAAATTAAAACAGAACAAGTGATGGCAAAACATAGAAAAAAATGGGCAAGTAAAAGAAATGCAAAATCTAAATAATAAAGTACAGAGCGAGCAACTGAAAAACAACGGTCGTATACCAGAGTCTAATAGGTCAATCCGCTCATTGTACAATCACACAAAGGGCAGGAATGTCCTTAATAAGATAATCCTGCCCGCTGTAGTTGGATTATTATTAACAGGATGTTCAGAATTTGCTTTACTAACATCTGGTGCTGGCATTGCCGTTAATAACAATGCCTATGTAAAAGCATACAACGGGATTGATTTCGCAACAACGATTAAAACAAATAAGTCTATTAAAACACACGCCTATGAGAACGTAAAGAAATCAATTGAGACAGCAAAAGAAATAAAAAAAATCACGCAAGAGCAATTAGAATTACAAAACGAACTTAAACATTTAAAAATGAAAAAGGAGGTAGAAAACTATGAGCAATGATATACCTGATTTTATGAGAGAGTTTGATACAAGCGTTGACTTTGGTTTTACTCCTGTGTCAAGTAAACCTTCAGAAAGCAAATCAACACCTGCTGTTGATACAAAAGCATTAGAGGGTACGAACATTGAATTAGCAAAAGTTAAATCGGATGTTTCATCAATTAAATCTATGATGAACGAAGTTATGCAGATTGTGTCCGAAAAAGAAACCGTGAATAAAGAGATAGAAGACGCAGATGTAAAAAAACGATTTAAAGAAATTGAGAAAGTTGTATTGCCGTTTTTATATAACTTATCAAAGTCAAACGAGCCGTATATTCATTGGCCTAATAGAGGTCCTATTATTAAGGCACAAATGGATAAACTGCTAAAACTTACAAGGGGATAATATGTTAGAGATCAAAACACATCATAAAGATTTAAAACGAGAAGTGAATAAAGTTGAGTCAAAAAGAAATATTGACAGATCAAATAAATCATGGTACGATTTAAGAACCTTGAAGAAAATTAAACTAAATGCAAAGGATAAACTATATGCGATTAAGCAAAAACTTCACTCTTAAAGAGTTAATTAAGAGCGACACAGCGGTTCGTAAGGGTATTAATAATAACCCTAACGAGGATCATATAGAGTCTTTAGAGCGCTTATGTACTAATATTTTACAACCAGTACGGGATCACTTCGGT